GCGAGATGCGCGTGCCCTGGGCGATCTTGAGCGATCAGGGCGATTACGCCAAGCGGGTGCAATGATCGAAGTCCGCATCCCCGAGCGCGATATCGTTGAGTTTGGTACCCTCGAAGGCGCGAACGCTTACATCCACGGCAAGCTCGTGAAGGCCGGAGTTCCGCTCCTGCCGTTTGAGGCACCGGGCCCGTTTCTGTGGAATGGACCGGGCACGTTGAGTGTCATTCACGGCGAGACCTCCGACACGCTGATCTACCTGTGGGAACGCGAATGAGCGCCTCCCCCGGCCTAGGCAATGCCAATCTGCGCCTAATTGACCCCGAACCCATTGACGACGATCCCGCCAAAGTCATCGTCCAACTCGCCGACGACACCACGGACGAGGATATCCCCGAGATCGACGACAAGAACAACATCCTCAAGATCACCCACGGCGACGGCTCCGTCACGGTTTCGCTCAACGGCAAGCCATTGGGGAACACCTCCGCCGCGAACGACGGCCCGAAAGGGTGGTTTGCGAATCTGGTGGATGACATCGATGAATTCGAACTGAATCGCATTGCCGAGGAATTGCTGCGCAGCGTCGAGGACGATCTGCGTAGCCGCAAGGACTGGATTGAAGATCGCGCGACAGGCATCAAGTTGCTGGGCCTGAAGATTGATCTGCCGAACGTGCAAGGGTCCACCGAAGGCGCGCCGGTGGAAGGCATGTCAAAGGTGCGCCATCCGCTCTTGCTGGAAGCCGTGCTGCGATTCCAAGCGAACGCGCGCTCGGAACTCCTCCCGACGGACGGCCCGGTCAAAATCCGCAACGATGACAACAATGCGGACCTGAAAGAAGACGAACTCGCGAACGCCTACGAACGCGACATGAATCACTATCTCACCGTCACCGCCAGCGAGTATTACCCGGACACGGATCGCATGCTGCTGATGCTGGGATTTGGCGGTACGACGTTCAAAAAGGTCTACTTCTGTCCGCTGCGCAGTCGCCCGGTCAGTGAGTCCGTTGACGCCGAGGACATCATCGTCAATGAATCGGCGATCAACTTGCGGAACGCGCGGCGCATCACGCATCGCACGTACCTGCGTCCATCGACCGTCAAGCGGTTACAGATTCTAGGCGTCTACAAAGACGTGCCGCTCTCCGATCCGCTACCGAAACGCGATGACGAACTGGAGCGCGAGAAGAAGGAACAGCAGGGCCTGTCGGTCAATAATTTCCGGCCCGACGAGCGCGACCGCGAAATCTACGAAATCGCCTGCGAACTGGATATCAAGGGACTTGAGCACAAGCACAAGGGCGAAGTGACGGGGCTTGAGATTCCGTACGTCGTGACGATCGACGTGTCATCGCGCAAAGTCCTTGCACTCACGCGAAACTTCGACGAGGACGATCATCCCCTACCGACCGCGCGCCAGCGGTACGTGAAATATACCTTCGTACCGGGCTTGGGATTCTTGGACATTGGCTTGCTGCACATCCTGGGCAACACCACGAACGCCGTGACCGCCGCGTGGCGCGAGATGCTGGATAACGGCATGTACGCGAATTTCCCCGGCTTCGTGATGCAAAAATCCGGCACCCGCCAGAACACGAACATCTTTCGCATCCCCCCAGGAGGTGGGCAGCCAATTGACACGGGCGGCATGCCGATCAGGGACGCCGTGATGGCGCTCCCGTACGAGTCCGCGCACATGGCACCGTTGATGGCGCTCGTGCAAGACATGGTGCAGACCGGGCAGCGCGTCGGCGGCACAGCGGAGCTGCAAGTCGGTGAGGGCCGCGCCGATGCGCCGGTCGGTACGACATTGGCGCTCATTGACCAGGCGGTGAAGGTCATGAACGCGGTGCACAAGCGATTGCACGCCAGCCAAGCCGAGGAATTCCAATTGCTGGTCAAAGTGTTCAAAGAGCACCCGGAATCCTTCTGGCAGCACGGCTGCAAGTCAAAGACGCCATGGGACGTGGCCCGGTTCATGGCGGCGGTGAACAACTGCGAACTGGTGCCGCAGGCCGACCCCAACACCTCAAGCATGGGTCAGCGCGTCATGAAGATCGCGGGCTTGGCGCAATTGCAGGGGCAGTACCCGCAGTTGCTTGATCCGGTCGCCATCTGCACGGCGGCCATCCGCGCCATCGGCTGGTCAAACCCTGAGCAGTTCCTGGTGCCGCCCGAAGCCCGCGCGCAGCCGCCGCCGCAGTTGCAAGAGTTGCAGCAGAAGATGCAGAACGACAAGGCGGCGGCCCAAGCGAAGACGACTGAGGCGGGAGCCAAGGCCGCAGAAGCGCAAGCCAAGCTGCACGAGCTGCAGGCGAAGATTGACTCAGGGTTCTTCACGCCGAAGCAGGAAGGGGTCGCCGCCGGTCCCGCGCCGCCCGAAGATACGCCGGTCGATGTGGCGCTGGCGCACGCGAAGATCATGGACTCCGAGACACGCGCCCGCGAAGTGGCGCTCAAAGAGCGCACCGCGTCGGTGGAGGATCAAAATCGCGATTTGGACCGCGAGGCCAAGGAGCGCGACGCGGCCATCAAACTCGCCTCCGACGTGATCCGCGCCCCGACGACGGAGGGCGGCGGACAGGTGAGCGTGGCCGGCGCCGGCCGCAAAGCGAAGAAGATCATCAAGGACGTAGACAAGGGGCTAGAGAAGCCCTGATTTGCGCGCAAGCCGCGATGCACTGTATATTCTGCGCAATCAGCGCACGGAGCGACGATGAGCACACTGTCGGAACAAGGCCGATCCCAAGCCAAGGCCAAACTTGCCCGCATGATCAAGCCGACCGCTGGCAAGGTCGACGCCTCAGATTTCTCCCCCGCTCCCGATATGGCCAACGGCGTCCAAACCGGACCCAGGCCCATCTCCCGCCGCGCCTTCAAACGCGGCGGCAAAATCTTAGGTGAAGTCCTCAAAGCCCGCTCCGACCGCAAGCCCCGCGCCTCCGGCGGTCGCGCATTTGCGGACGCCTACATCAATCGCGACGTGAAGGAAGCGAACGAGGAACGCGAGGGGACCAAGCACGTCGGCGGCTTCAAGCGCGGCGGTCGCGCGCACAAGACCATGGGCGGTCTTGCGCTGCCGAATTGGGCCGATGCGGTATCCCGCAACGCAGGCGGCAGGACCGGCAAGATGGTCGGCGGTCCGATGATGGGTCGCCCGATCATGACGACTCCGCGCCCGATGCCGACCGTAGAGCCGGACCCGCGCATCGGCCATCGTCCGATGATGCGCAAGGACGGCGGCAAAATCGCGCACGGCGCCGATTGCAAGTGCAGCATGTGTCACGGCGGTACCGCTAAGGCCAAGGGCGGCTCGGTGAGTTACGGCGGCACGCGCCCCACGGGTGACCGCATGGCCCGCAAATCCGGCGGTCGCGCCAAAAAAGGCATGAACGTCAACATCATCATCGCGCCGAATCCGCCGCAAGGCGCCGCGCCTCCGATGCGTCCGCCAATGCCGCCACCCGGCGCACCGATCGGCCTGCATCAAGGTCCGCCTCCCGCCGCGCCCGCGCCGATGGGACCGCCCGCAGGCGCGATGCCGTCGCCGATGATGCGCAAGCGCGGCGGTCGCGCGTATCCCTTGGAATCAGGCGCGGGCGGCGGCCTCGGGCGATTGGAGAAGATCAAGGCGTATGGCTGAGAGGCAAGGATGCTCACCGGCAACACCCAATTTGAGTCCCTGCTACGCACCCGCATCACTGGCGAAATTGAGCGCATCCGAATCAATCTAGGCGCGGGAACGTCAGTGAAAACGATGGAAGACTACCGCACGCAAGTCGGACAGATCATCGCATTGGAGCGCGTCATGACGACGATGTTCGAAGACATCAACACGGAAATTAACAAGAGGTAATCCATGCCCAACGTGGCCATGAAACACGAACGCGATCCGCGCCAAGTCATCTTGGACGCGATCGGCGATCTGTCGGGATTTGAAATCGCGCAGAACGAAGTGCTGTGCGCAACGTACTTGCGGCCCGAGAAGACGCACGGCGGTATCGTGATACCCAGGAGCAATCTCAACGAGGATTTGTTTCAGTCAAAGGCGCATCTGGTCGTCAAGATCGGCAATGCGTGCCAGTTTGAGCGCGTGAGTCAGAAGACGGGTCGCACGTTGGGATTGGAGATCGCGCTGCACGACTGGGTAGTCATCCGGCCCTCCGACGCACTCGCGATGGAAGTCAACGGTGTGCATTGCCGATTGGTCTACGACGATCAAATCCGCGCCCGCATTCAGAACTGCGAGCAAGTGTGGTAGCCATGGCCGACGAATCCGACGCCGAACTCAAAGTCGATATCAGCAACTTAGGCGATGCCGTCGCCCCGAACGGCCACGACAAAGACGCGCCCAAGGTCGAAGTCGCCGCCGATCCGCCCGCACCCGCTGCCGAGGCCAAGCCAGCCAAGACAACGCTCAGCCCCGAAGAAGGCATCCAGAAGCTTCAGAAGCAACTGGAGGACGAACGGGCGCTGCGCGAGCGCGAGACTGCCCTTCGCGAGGACGCGGAGCGCCGCGCCGCTGAAGCCTCGGATGGCGAGCTGCGCGCCAAGACCGACTCGCACCAGAATCAGTTGGATATGCTCGGGAATGCGATTGCGAACCTGACCAGCGCGAATGACTTGCTCAAGCAGAAGTACTCCGCGGCTCTCGCGTCCCAGGACTTCGACGGCGCCGCGACCGCGCAACTGGAGATGTCCACGAACGCCGCGAAACTCATTCAGTTGGAGTCCGGCAAAGCGAACTTGGAGCGCGCAGGCAAGCCGACCGCGCGCCAGCAAGTACCGACCGATGCGGTAGAGCGATTCGCGGCGAACCTGACGCCGAAGTCCGCCGCCTGGGTCCGCGCGCACCCGGACTACGCGCGGGACCCGAAGAAGAACCGCAAGATGATCGCCGCGCATGAGATAGCGATGGCGGACGGCTACGCGGCGGAATCGGATGAGTACTTCGCCTCCATTGAGCAGACCTTGGGTCTGCGCAACGTGGCGCCAGAGCCAGCGGACGACGATCCGCCGCTGTCCGAGGCCTCGCGTCCGACTTCGCGCCGGTCCCCGCCCGCCGCGCCGCCGAGTCGCAGTGGCACCGGCCGCGGCGGCTCCAGCGCAACCTCCGTCACGTTGTCGCGCGAGGAAGCGGAAATCGCCAAATTGAACGGCATGACACTTGAAGAATACGCCAAGAACAAGTTGGCGCTGACCAAAGAAGGACGCTTGAACTAATGGCCACTCCCGACGAATCCCCCACCATCGGCGGTGATGCCGAACTGCCGCGCGCACGGCGCAGCCGCATGCCGCACGCGCCGTTGCCCGAACGACAGACAGGCCCAGCCCCGACCGTGGTCATTGACGATCCGCCGTTCGATGAGGATGACCCGCGCACGCGCGCCAAGCGCCGCGCCGATGAACTGCGCGCCCACCGTGGCAACATGGATGAAGGCGTGGACAAGTTCTACATCGACCCGCGCGCCATCCCGGATGGCTGGTCTTACGAGTGGAAAACGCTCACCGTCTATGGCAAGGACAATCCCTCGTACCAGGTGTCGCTCGCTCGAGCGGGCTGGGAACCGGTTCCCGCGCATCGTCACCCGGAGATGATGCCCGAAGGCTGGCAGGGTGAGAGCATCGAACGTGACGGACAAATCCTGATGGAGCGTCCGCTTGAGATCACGAACGAGGCAAAGGCCAATGAACTGCGCAAGGCGCGCAACCAAGTGCGCCAGAAAGAGGCGCAGTTAAACGGCCAGCCTGCGGGACCGAACTCACCGTTCGAAGCGACGAACAAGGGCAATCCGCTCGCGCAGTTCAAGAAATCGTATGAGCCGATGCCGATTCCGAAGGAGTGAGCTGATCTGCGATATTTGACACGCTACAACATTTCGGTATACCTTCCGCACATCCGAGCCGCCCGGTGTGGCTCTTAGTTTCAAGTTTGTAGGGTCCCCTCATAGCCCGGTGCCATGAATGACCTCCAGGTGGAGTCATGGCAACAAACACCAATTCGCCGTTCGGTTTCCAACAGCGCAACGGCACCGGCACCACGCCGACGTTTGAGCAAGTGGTCGGCATCATCGACTACAACACGGCGAACATTTTTCAGAATGATCCCGTATTCCGCTTGGCGGCCGACGGCACGATCGCCGGCATCACGACCGGCCCCGGCCCCGGCACCACGGCACTGGCTGGCGTATTCGTCGGTTGCAAGTACCCCTCCATCGCGCAGAAGCGCACCGTCTGGTCGAACTACTGGCCGGGCTCCGACGTCGCCTCAACGAACACCGTCGAGGGCTACATCGTCAATGACCCGAATGCGCAGTTCACCGCACAAGTTGGCGGCTCAAGTTCCACGGGACTCACGACCGCCTCCATCGGCGCGAACGTGCAGTTCGCCTACGGCACCGGCACCACGGCCAACGGTCAGTCGGGCGCTTACATCGATATCACGGTGACGCCGGCCGTCACTTCGACGCTGCCGTTCCGGTTCGTCGGTTTGATCACGAATCCGCCCGGAGCGAACGGCACCAATTCCGGTGCTTACAACTGGGCGGTGGTGGCGTTCAACAACGTCGAGACCAAGCAACTCACGGCGACGCTGTAGGAGTAACGAGCCATGCCAGTCAATTTAGCAGCGATCAAAGATTTGCTCCTTCCCGGATTGCGCGGAATCGAAGGCCGGTATGAGCAAATTCCAAGTCAATACGACAAGGTATTCACCGCCTTCGATTCCAAGCTCGCCCTAGAGCGCACGGCC